CTCTAACCTTTTAACCTCGTCACCCACCTGAATTAGATTCCTCGTATTCATCTCTCACTTTCTCCAGCAAATACTCCTCAATCGTTTCGCACCCAATCTTGCTCGCCTCGGTGCAAATCCAAACACGCTGTTCCGTATTCAGGCTGTCCATCAAACGTGACAACGAACCCGTCTTCAGGTTGAACTTCGTAAGCATGTAGGATTTTGCGTACATCCTGTTGGGCAGCGGAATGATGCCCTTGATGCGGCCTCGTGACAGAGCAGACGAAACCTTGGGTTTGTTTACACCAAGCTTAGTAGCTATCTCCTGAACCGAGCTGCCCTCTAGAAACAGATCCCAAATCAGCTTGGTTGTATCCGTTGTTTTCTTTCCTTGCATCTTGGCCCTTCTTTATAAACTCAAGTAACGACAGGCACTCCTCAATGTCGTGCCGCCGATAGCTGCCTTCTCGTTTAAAATCGCGATGTAAGATATCTAGTTTACGCTCCAAGCGACTTAAAGCAAACTTGCTCACATCATCACCTTTCATCGGTTGAGCACCGGATCCAACCTTTGGTAAGACGTCCTCCGCGGGACGGATGCCGGGCACTTGATTGCTATCCCACGAGCTAATCATAACACGCTCCATTCCGTTCCGCACGAACTTCTCGACTACTTCTGTGACCCATTCTGCCCCACTCCTGGCACTGCTTCATGTCCCGCCAGGTGGTGTTCGAGCGTGCCTGCATTCGCGCGTTCTCAGCAGGCGCTACACTCTCCAAACACCTGCGGTAAATAAGCTCTAGGCTCTCGGTACTCGGACCTCGGTCATTCATTCGATTGCTCCTCATAAAATTTATCTACAACCACATCCACCATCCACTCAGACAGGCTGGGGTATCCCCCGTTCACCGCCTGATCACACATCCATTTCAGCACCTCGGTCGTAACCGTCTCGCTCTTGAACAACAGATCACCAATCTTCCCCGTTGCCAAGTTAAACTGCTTATGCACACCCTTGGCCGTGATCCCATCTGCCCGGCCATCCAGAGCAGTGGGAACACTACGCCGGGGCTCCAACAACACGCCAGCATTCCGAAGCCGGAAGATCTTGTCCTTCACGCTGCCTTGCGTACGCTTTAACGTACGCGCAATCGTCGGCATCGTATGCCCAGCCTTGTACATGGCGATGATCGTCGCCTCTTCCTGCACAGTGTACGGGTTGATGCCGTAGTCCTTGCGCTTGATGCGGGGCAGATCCTCATACTTGCGTAGCGTGATGATCCGCTGCCGTACATTCTCCCAGCTCCGGCCCAGCACACCCGCAATCTCATGGTACGTCGATCCCTTGTGCAACATCTCCTTGATTAGTGTGTCTTCTGCTTTTGTGTAACGACCCGTTCTCATCGGTCCTCGGTCCTTGCTCTTGGTCTAATTGTATATCCAGAGGCCACGTCAGTACGCACACAGCCCACGGTCGCGTCTTCCCAGTCGTTGTACAGGATGTCGTACATGTCAGAGGACAGCCGCAGTGCCTGTTCGCAGCTGGCCTCGGTTTGGTAGGGGATGACCGACTTAAAGTCCTCCCCGTTAATCGTCACCACGAATACCAGAAGGGTGAGATAGGTCATTGATCCTCCCTGCACTCGCGGCACACCGTCACGTCCTTGCCATCCGCCAGCGTCAGTGTCTCACCGCATACATCGCATGGTTTGTACACCTCACCGTTGCCAAGGCATTCCTCGCACACTTCCATGCTGGAGTAGATCTCACCCACGTCGCGATTAAACCCACGGCTTGCGTAAGTTTCAACTTCCACCTCGCCAGTGCCGTTGCATGACGGGCAGTCCATGTACACGGGTCTCTCCTGCAGGTTGATAATGTAGTTGCCTATCTTCGACATCATACTTCCTCCGTTTCAAAATACTCCGGACCCAGCTCGTCCAACCCCGTGGCTGGGCGATACACACTTGTCATTGTGCGCAGGCGGAAAAATCCTTTGTGCTCTGGGTAGGCATCCATGAACCAACGCGCATAGAACGGGCGGTGGTTGTTGTTTAGTTTGAATGTGGATTTGCCTTCGGCATCAGCAGCATCTGTCTCCCAACGAATGCGCTCAAATACACCGTTGACAGAGTAGTGACTGAACCCACGCTCGATTACCTCAAATGAAAACTGCACAAAGTAATCCCACACTTTCGGATTCTCCACATGGAAAGCCATCGCGTGAGACAGCATCTCTTCGTATCTATTGTTCATGTATCATTTCCTCTAGTTTTATAATCAGTTCTTCTATCTCCTCCTGCAATCGGCGGAGTTCCCTCCGTATGTAATAGATTGACACGGATCTCATTGCTTCTCTCCTCTAAACACAGCCCTAAAGGCCTCGTCCAAAATCTCGTCCATGTCCCGGCCAATGTCCGTAACGAAAGGCTTTACACGCACATGCGTGTATTCGCCCGACTTTTCCTTGCTTACTGGCGGGTTGTTCTCCCCGTAGAAACCATACTCGTCAAAGCCGCGACGGTTCTTGGCCATCACTTCTCTCCTTTCAGTTCTGCAAGGCGCTGTCGTATTTCGGCCAGAGCCTGACCATACCACGTCCCCCATTCAAGCATATCATCCACAAGGCCCACCGCCTTCTCCAGCTTGGCCTCCGCTGCAAACGCCCGTGCCGCCCACTCTGCCCGTGATGCAGCCATGATTTCGGGGTCGTCGCCCATGCTGTGGATTACGTCTGCAACAAGGGCCTTGAGGCGTTTGTTTTCCGCCTGCAGTTTTTTGATGCGGTCAGTGTCACTCATCACTCTCTCCTTTCAGTTCTGCGCGTATGGTAACGATACGGTGCAGCCCAGTTTCCTTGGCAATATCCTCGTCGTCTGGGTCAAGCAGGTAGATAGCTTCGTCCAGCGCAAAAATCGCATTCTCCAGCTTGGCCTCCGCTGTAAGCGCCCGTGCCGCCCACTCTGCCCGTGATGCAGCATAACTTAAATCCTCCATCGCCTTCGCCAGCTTGGCCTCAAGTTCTTCGATGCGTTTTACTGCAAACTCAATATCCTCTAGCGAGTTTAAGCTACGTAGGTCATTATTCATCACTCTCTCCTTTCAGTTCGGCAACAAGCGCCTTTGTATACACCCTCAAGATGCCATACGCTGCCTCACTGTTTTGAAGCATTAACATCTCTTCCAGTTCTCCCACCGCCCACGCCAGCTTGGCCTGCAGTTCCGCGATCCGCTCCTGCATCTGCGCACGCTCACGAAACCACTCGTCAGGCAGCGGCTTGCGCCCCTCGGGTAGTTTACTCAGATCCCATTTCGCCAAAACTATTTCCCTCCCTCAATACGCTCCAGAACCAAAGCAGCGTTCAGGTAGCGCCCTTGCAGCTTCAAGTGTTCATCTTCCGTCAGCCGGATGTCGTGCTTCGACCCCATGCCGTTACGGCGGTTGCGCAGCGCGTCATCCATCGCGCAATACACAGTCCACGCCTCGTCTGCTGTTAGTTTAATTGCCATCAGCTTTCTCCTTCCGCATCGCTACTTGGTCCTCGGTCCCACGACGCACCGCGCGGTTGACCGTCTGCTCGCTCACACCCAGCGCCCTAGCTGCAGCAGCGCGGCTCTCGTAGGTCACGCCGCGGATCGTCACTGGCTTGCGCTGGCGCTTCTGGTACTCACCCAGCCCTCGTCCTTCATTTGGCATTCTTGGTTTTCTCCTCTCGGTTCTTGGTCCATGGTTCTTTCGACAACGTCACCGGAGCGACGTCGCCATTGCGCTTGCGCGCGTTCTTCGATGCAGCCAGACGCGCTCCCAATGTGATGGGCTTGGAACGCTGGCGGTGCTTGTGCATGGGGGCGGTCATGTGTTCCACCTACCAACTGGCCTGATAAAATACAGAACGCCACACGTCGTCGCGGTCCTCGTCCAACCAAGCCGCAGCACGCTCAAAAACCGCAGCGTGCTCGGCACGCACACCCGCAACTCGGTCCTCGGTCCACATTTCAGGTGTCCCAAAGAAGAAACCGTGACAGTCGTCGTCATCAGGCAACGCGTTGTTGCGAAGCGCCGCGGCAATGTTGCGCAGCTGCTCGGCATCCAGAGGGATCTCGTGACAGTCGTCCACGCCCGGGGTGTAGGTGTTGGTGATGTAGCAATGCAGAGGGGCATGCTTGCGCCAGTACCCCATGTCCAGACGATAGCTCGTCACCTCGTAGCCATCACGCTTTGGGCGATTGTTCACATCCCAAGAAGGGAGGTACTCGTCGCCAATCAAATACATGTCCAGTCCCATTATGCTGCCTCCTCTACCCAATGCGGCTCAGACGCCGACAACACCTTCGACACAGCCCAGCAATGCAGGTGGTCCAGCGGAAGCAACGTATGCTTTACGTAGTGATCAGCCGCAGCCTGATCCTCGATTAATACAAAAATGTCCTCAAGATTGTTACCGCCATGGTTCAAGGTGTACGAAACCATATACATCTGTCTTCTCCTTGGTTGACGGGCGTTGTTGCCCACGAACAAGCTACACGCAATGGCGGGGGTTGGCAAGATAAAATGTTAGGGGGTTGGTGTACCCCTGACATCGGGCCTCGAACCTCGGACCTCGGTGCTTTTCGTAACACCGTTACGGGGTCCGTCACGCCGTCGTCACATGGTCTTGTAACCAAAATCCTGGGCGATTGGCTGAAAAAGTTGTTTGTTTGCAGGTGTTTATGGGGGTGGTTTTGAGTTTCCCTATAGAGCAGTCGTTACATAGGTTACGCTATCTGGGGGTTTTGGTTTAACTGATTTGGAATTTTGAAAATGCTGTAACGAGTGTAACGAGTGATATTTTTGAGGTGTAAGTTGTTGATTCCAAAGGTGAATCAGTGGTTACATTTATTTTGTTTTACCTGTAACGATGCTGTAACGAGTTGTAACGAGTTGTCTGGCCGCCCGCGCGCGACTTTTCCGTTTTTGTTTGAGGGAATTGCCCTAGAAAAAGATCTATAGGGGAACTCATCTTGAAAGGATGGGCCTGCCTGTTGTAAGTTGTGGGCGATCAACATCTTGGAGGACGAGATGCCGTATAGAAAGAACGAACCAGACTACTGGGATAAGAACGAAGATACTTGGGTGCAGAACGACGACTACCCAGACGGTGTGTATATCCGGTCAGACGGAAAGCCAGATCCCCGCAAGGGCCGCATGTCCACCCGGCAGGAAACTTTTGCAAAGCTTGTGGCCGAGGGCATTTATTCGAACACCGAGTGCGCCCGCCGCGCCGGGTTCTCTCATGCCACCGCTGGTGAGTACGCCAAGAAACTTTTGAACGGCAAAGATTTCCCCCATGTGGCAGAGCGTGTGCAGGAGCTGCGTGAGGAGCGCCAGCGTCGGTATGGCGTGACAGCCATCGGTCAGCTTGAGCGGCTTGCGAAGCTTTCTAGGGGTGCCGAAGAGGCAGGGCAGTTTTCCGCTGCCATCAACGCAGAGAAGATCCGGTCTGCGCTGGGCGGTCTGACAATCGACCGTCGCGAAAATATCAACACGCTCGATCAGATGTCGCGGGATGAGATCACTGCCCGCTTGGCTGCGCTGCAGGAGAAATACCCGCAGGCCTTCCAGATCGAAGCCCAGCCAATGAAGGACGTCACACCAAATGAGCAAGGGGCCCGAAGCGAACTTCTGGAACTCAATTCGAGCAAACAAACCAAAGGACGCACTGACGACGAGGGTTGAGAACCGCGCTGGTGGTGGGATTCCCGATGTGCATGTGCTGTGGAAAGGATTACCCTTCTGGGTTGAGATTAAGGTCCAGAAAAATGTGATCACAAAAGTATCTCCCCATCAGGTCGCGTGGCACACTGCATATTGGGCGCGCGGGGGCCTTTCGTTTTTCTTGGTAAAGAGCCTCTCTTCGGGCTACATTCATTTGATTCCGGGGTCAGAGGCGGTTGCTTTGGTGCAGAAACCCCTGTCCGAGGTTCAAGGATCGATGTTCAAGGGCCACGGTGAGCTTTGGGATGCTCTGCGGGCTGCGTCTTTTGATCATTATGCTGGGGTTTTGGGTCGGGGTTAGTGCTCTGCGCCCTGCAGGCCGATGCTCTGCGCCCTGCGGGCCGATGCTCTGCGCCCTGCGCCCTGCGGGCTGGGTGTTTTGGTCGGTGATTGCGCCAGCAATGGCGAAAGAAAAGGGGGCCGTGGCCCCCGGTCCTTAGATTTCATCCTCGTATTGATAGCAGATGTTCAAGACCTCTGCGCCGTTGTCCTGTGCCAATAGCGCAATGGCGCCATCCGGCGTGGGGTGCGTCTTGCCGCATCCGAAGTTGTCGGACGCGGCGTAGTACAAGCGGCCCTCCGGCCGCTCGTCTGCGCTTACACGGAACAAATGCTGCCCATCCCAACGGCTCCCCTTTACGGGGTGCCGGGTTTTTACTGCGTAATAGGTGCGATTCCACATGATTAATGCTCCACGATTGCGATTGATTTTGCAGCGGTGCCGCCCTTGCACAGCTTGCAAGCGGTGCATTGAACGCGGCGCCCCGCCTCTTTTGATGCCGGGCAAAGCGCCTCGTGGGCGGTGTCGATCTCGTCAAGCCCGGTCACCACGCGGAACGTGCGGCGCCCGGCGCGCCAATGGGCCCACGCCTGGGCGTAGTTGTCCGCGCTCTGCATGGCAATATCGGGGCGCCATCCGCTTTGATGGCTGTATGCTGTCCAGGTGCTGGCCTCTGATAGCAGTTCATCCCACACGGCCGACGGAACGGCGCCGGGGTCACCGTATGTGCCGACGCGCACAAATCGGCCGCGGCCCATGTCACGCGCGCTGCCCGCCTGGTATACGCCGCGCTGATAAGCGCGCCACACAATCAAAACGCCCTGGCCTAAGTTAACGTAGCAGCGGCGGCCCTTGGCTTGCTTGCGCGCGGGGTCATCGGTCGGGGTGCCGCGCATGACACAGTCGCCGCAGATAGAATAGTCTGCCCCGGTTTTGCTGGCTTCCAGCGGGTTCATGTCTTCCCGCACGATGTAGGTTTGCACGACGTGCCCGGTTTTGGTGTTGCGCTTCGAATAAGTTGCAATAACAACGATTGGCTGGCCATCCAATAGGCTCGGCCCCTTGTAAATGACGGCGTGTTGCATGTTAACTCCTGTTAAAGGGCGGAATTGCCCGCGGATATTGTGCCAGATCCACAATCAAAGCACAATAGAAAAAACCCTGCGGGCCGATGCCCTGCGCCCTGCGCGCCGTGGTTTTTTCTGTTATGCCCTGCGCCCTGCGCGTCGGCCCTGCGCGCCCTGCGCGCTGGCTCTTATACTATGTATAAGAGGGCCGAGGTCCGAGGACAAAAGGGCCAGGCCCGAGGGCCTGGCAGGTGGGGTGCGCGAAAAGCCGGGGCACGAGGCCCCGGCTGGTGGTGTTAGTCCTGGGCCATCCGCTCGAACTCGCGCTTGGCCTCTTCCGCTGCCTCGCGGCGCATCTTTTTGAGGTTCGTCACCAGGTCGCGGGCTTTCCAGTTGTTGCTGCCTTCGTCGCTGCCGACCGGCTCGAGCTCTTTGATCAGGTCGTTGATCTCGCCCAGGTCGATGGTGACGGTGACCTTGAGGGTGTTTTCTTGGACATAGGATTTTTTCATCTGATGTTTCCTTCGGTTAAGAGGGCGGTATTGCCCTAAGAGTTTTGTATCACGTCAACAACCAGAGCACAAGAACTTTTTTATTGAGAAAACAACGCCCTGCGGGTTGACAAATTTTTCCGAGCGAAGCGAGGCCTGCGCCCTGCGGGTCTCGGGCCGCGGCGCCCAGGCACTTAGGCCCTGGCGCGCGCAACCCACACACAGTGAAGCGCGCCAGGGCCGGGGCTGGTTAGTATATAACCTCATGGGCGTTATCGGCGCGGATGATCGAGCAGATCTCATAGTTTGAGCCGGGCTCGATATCCTCGACCGCAAAGGCGGCTTCCATCAGCTGATCGATTGTCAGCTCGATCTCGCCATTGATCGCGGTAAGTATTGCGGGGCCATCCACAATCCAGGTAATGTAGTAGGTCATAGCGTATCCTTTCTAGTTAACGTGCCTGGTGCACGGGATGGGGGCCTGTTGCCAGGCCCCACACCGGTGCATCATGCGTCGGCCAAGTATTCCTCTGGCGTGGGCAGGCGGCCATCAAAGCCAGGGCGATAGGCCTGGATCCACTCTGGATCAGCTGCCACCAGGCGCCCGTAAGACGTGACGTCGCGCTTGTATGTATCGCCACCCTCGAACGAGCCGAACGTGGCGTCGCTCTTTGCTGCCACAAGCCAGCGGGCATAGGGATCTTTGGCCTCGCTCTTGGGCATCTTGTATGTCTTGACCACATGCCAGGTGATACCTGGGCCCTGGTAAATTGCATAGGGCTTCATGGTCGGGCGGGATTTTGCGAAAGGGTTTGCCATTGTATTTCCTCCTAAAATGGCGGGTTGCCATGGGGTGATCATAGCACAGCCACAACCACCCCACAAGTATTTATGCGTCCTCGGTCTCGGGCGCGGTCAGCTTGGCCGCTAGGTTCCACGCCATCCCGGCTGCGGTCCACAGGTGCATCCGGTCCTCGGGCGCGTGCGCCATGATCCAGTCTTCAATTACTTTCCAATCCTCGGGGGTGTTGAATAGGCCCATTGGTTTGATCTGCATTGTCTTATTCCTCTTTGGTTGATGGTGGCCGGGGTTGCCCCCGGCCGGTTGTGTTAGTCCACCCAAGTGAACCGCTTTTTGAAGTGACCCTTGACCGTGTGTTCCTCGGTCCAGATCTCTTTGTGGTAGGCCATCCCGTCCTCGATTGCCATCTCGCGGTAGGCCTTGATCATGCTGTCGACCGACCGCTTCAATCGACCGAGGGCCTCGAGCTCCGCCTTGGCCACCTCGAGCTGAGAACCGTGCTGGATCTCGTCCTCGGTCTCGGCTGCGACGAACGCGTTCAGTAGTTTGGTGATCTGTTGTGCCATGTTGGCTTTCCTTCTGCTAAGAGGGCCGCGACCATCGCCGCCCTACTCCTACAGAGTAGGGGCAAATGCATGTCAGATGCAAGCGGTATGTGACCAGACCACAAGGGGTAGAGGGATAGGTCAGACCTATACTAAAGGGTAGGTGCCGGGGTTACTCCAGCCAACCAAGGCCCGCGGGCCGCGCACCGCGCGACCCCCATCCCCCCTTTTTGCGCCCCCGCCTCCGTGCGCGCCGACCTTTATTATTAGTATCATAAAAAATGTCAGACCTAATTACGTTGGGCCACAAG